GCAGCCAATTGAAGATTGCTTTGAGCCAATGCGTTGTAGTAAGCAGCAAGCTCAGGGCTGGTAGCAGCAAGATTGCCACCTTGGGCAACAGATAAACCTCCACGACCTTGTGCTAACAGTTTGTTCTGCAATTGAGCAAGTTGCTGCTCTTGTCCAGGAGCAAGCAATGCCTGCTGCTTTGCAATGTAGGCAGCAGCCTGCTGTTCAGGAGTTTCCTGAATGTAACCTTGTCCAAGATTGAACAGACTTTGTGCGCCAGTAGTAAGTGGAGCATACGCAGCAGCAGCACCTTCAGCACCAGTTAGACCCTGTGCAGCAAGTGCGCTCAATCGGTTTTGATAGGCTTGTATTTCGGGGCTTGCTGTGTAGCCAGCACCAATTACATTGCCTTGTGCGTCAGTTTGGAAGTTAGATGCACCAAAGCGAGTGGTAACGCCAACAGGACGGAACTTAGCCGCTTCTGCTGCAATACGGGCAGCTTCAACTTGTGCTTGTGCTTGCGTCTGTGCAGCTTCTCTTGCTTTCTCTGCTGTGTTGGAAGCGCCAAGCAAGTTTAAACCACCAGTTACCAGAGAAGGGCCATATGCACTCAAGCCAGAAAGTAGGCCGCTATCAGCCGCGCTTACATACCCTGGGATATCACCAGCAACACTGCCAGCAGGTGCAAATGGCGAACCACCTAATCCAGCAAGCGTAGAACCAACACCTGTGGCTTGAGCACCAAGAGCGCCAGTTCCAGCCCCAGGAACACCCGCACCGCTAAAAAGAGAGCCAGCAGCATTTGCACCCATTAAAGGTGCAGCAGTTTCTGCGGCAACAGGAGCAGCAACATTTCCAAAGCCAAATTGACCAGCCAGACTTGGTTGAGTAAGAAGTCCTTCAGTTTCTGCGGCAGCAGTGGTAACGGCAGGAGATGCAGTTCCAAATCCAAATTGGCCTACCATGCTTGGCTCACTAGCTGCGAGTGCTGTATCAGCGCCGCTTAATGCGGCATCGATAATTTCCGCATCACCACCTCCACCTGTTGCTGCCGCCTCTGCTGCATTAAGGTCAATTCCAGTAGTCAGCAACTTGCCTGCGCCATAAGACAATATGAGTGTCTCAAGACCTTTTTCTAGGTTGCCACCAGTTTGAGATGTCTTGTTTGCAGCAAGGAATGATGCCGTTGCAGCCGGAGGAACTTTATATGCTGCTGCAATAACAGTAATTGCCGTTTCCAGTGCGGGGCTATCTGCAATGGTTCTTCCAAGGTCAGTAATCCCCTGAGAAAGACCTTTCTCAATAGGTTGCAATGCCTGTGTAGCGGCTTCGCTTACCTTCTCAGTTGCTTGTGATACCCATCCCATGATTAACCCCTTAAATCAAAAGACATTTCGTAAGTCCTATCAAGGCCACCGTCTATCTTTTTAACAGTGCCTTTGACTATTCCTAGATTAGCCAAGTCGTTGATAGCAGGATTGTCATAGTAGGTCACCGCTTTATCAAATTTACCCTTTGCTTTTGCAAGCAAGTTATTCACAGCAGTCACTAAGTCCTGCTTATTTCCTGCATTTATTGCATGGAATTCTACTGTTTTATCCCTCTTTGAGGAGTAGATAACCATTGTATTTTTTGTCAACAGGTACTTCATACCTTGCTTGACGTACTCCAAAAAAGTGTCCTTTACATCCTCAAGACTGTACTCGCGCCCACGATGATTCTTGGCATAGTCGCCAGCAATGATTGCGAGTTCTTTTTCACGCGCCACTTCTTAGCCTTACATTGTTCCAGCAGCAATCACATTGCCGATGACAGTGAAGTTCCCACTTGCATCTAGCTTTGCCACACTGGTTCCGCTAGATTTAAAGTACAGGACTCCAGCGGTTTCCACCAATTCAAAGTTTGTTAATGTGCCATTAGCTTTTGTGGCAATGGCAGTTGCAATATTGTTGAACTCAGTGTCAATCTCTGTGCCTTTTACGACTTTATTGGCATTGCCAGGAGAAAGTGCGTCTTTAGCTGCAAAATTGGTTGTTTTGGTGTAATCGCTCATACAAGTTTTCCTCGTTTTGCTTGAATTTCAATTTTTTGGATGCTAACTGAAGAGCCAGTAATTTCTGTTTCGTAACCTGTCTGCACAGCCTTGCCAGAACCAGTTCCTTGACCGACAAGAAGCTGTAACTGAATTCCGCTTGAGTAATACGCAATAGGTGAGCCATTTGCCCCATATTCAGCAGTCCCGTACTCCGAAACAGTCGATGTGGGTATTGTTAGCACCTGAGAAAAATACTGTCCGCTAAAGTCAAATCCCCATTTAACAATGAATTCTTGGTTTGAACCACCGATGACAGTTACAACAATCTTTTTAAGAATAGATGTAATGCCAATGTCGCCAAAATCAGCATAGTTGGTAAAGTATTGCAGCCTATAAGACGATGTGTTATCAAGATAAGTGTCGTATTTGCCAATGTAGCCAGATTTACCAATCAGCAAGTCACCATTACGTCTAGACAAAAAGCAAGTAGGCTCAATAGAGTCCCATGTGGTTACACGGGCAGCGCCATCTTGCAACTGCGTTTTGGTGTCAAACACATAGACCTGTTTTGTACTAGGAAGACTCAATAAATAGAAAGCATTGATTTCAGAGTAAACAGCTTTGCAGTTAGCAAGCGTTTCACTAGAAAGCGCAAGCATCAGGTCATTGCGAACATTCTTAGATAGGTCACGCAAAGGAGCAGACTTCTCCTGGATGGTACGCAGCAATGAACGTACTCCACTGTTTGACAGGAAAACGATGTCGCTACCAGTGGTGTGAATAGTGTCACGACCAAGGCATCCAACACTGGAAATAGAGTCACTCAACTGCATAGTTGCAGGCGTAGTGGCATTGGCATAGACAAGAATTTGACGCTTGCCAAAGATAAACAGGAACCCATTATGTGAAGCTAGGCCAACAATCTGGTCTGCTCCGTTAGGCCAAACACGGCTTACATCCAGTGTTCCTGAAGTGCCGCCACTCCACACATGACCAGCAAGCAAGTCAGAGAATGTGATGGTTGTGTTGTCAGTCGTAGTGCTTGCCACCCAAAGGCGACCAAAAGCAGAGATGCCAATGTTTGCCAATGGCACAGTGCCTGTGTAGCCAGTTTTCTCGCTTATCCTGCGAAATGTTGTAGTGCTAACAGCAGGGTCATAAATGAGTGGGTCAAAGCCTGTTTGAAAAAAGAAAGCAATGCCGTTTAAAGAGCATATCTGCCAATCATTTGCTGTGATTGTTGGCGCAGTACCTCCCCCCCCATAGGTGAGTTCGGTAACAGCATTGGAGGCTCCAAGTTTGAACAACTTTGCATTACCAGCAAAAAGAACAGTCAGAGTGCCATCGGATTGCACCAATTCATGGATTACGCCAACATTGTTAGCGCCAAGTGTTCCGCTAGATGGGTTTACCCTAGAGTAACCTTTGCGAGAGCCAATGCGCCCGTATTGGTCAATGATTGCATTAATAGCAATAGATGCAAAACCTGAAGCCAAGTCCAAAGGGGAATCTTGAGTGTTCAACCCATAGAACCCAGGCGCTGCTACGCTGTAGGACTGTAGTGCTTGGCTCATGTCGCGATAAATTCGTTAAAGTCAGGAAAGCGAGTGCCTTCCAACGCAATGTAATCAGAAAGCATGGACTTGTATAACAGGAACGCCTCGGAAGAATTCATAGAACCATCTTCACCGCGCTCAACCAATGCGCGAGAATATGCGTTCTGTGCCACCAGCACATCAGGAACGAGGCATATGGTGCTATCAGAAGATAATGTAGCCTGTGGTACTGCTAACGAGAAAAGAAGACTGTAAACGCCATCTGGACGAGGATACAGCGTTACCTTTGCATCGTAGTTGGAATCCACTCCATCAAATGTGTATTTGCTTGGGATGGTCGATGCTGGAACAATCGCATAGTTTTGATAGCGATTCATCTCCACAAAACCAATGTTTTCTAATGGGATGTTGGATGTAGAGTTGATAGCATCCAAGACCTGGAACTTCTGCCCAGCACCAGTTAGTGAATACTTGTAAGTGCCAGCAGTAGTGGTAACTGTAATGTCTTTACCAAGAACATTCCAAGGAAATGCATCTTCTACTTGGCGCTTTGCATCATTTACAAATTTGCCAATCAAAGTGGAATACGTTGTAGCGTTGACAGTCGCAACTGTTTGCTCGCGCAGTCGAGCAAGGACATCATTGACAAGTTCTAGGTAAGTCATGTGCGTGTTAATCCTTCTTCTTCAATGGTAACTACAACTGAAAAAGTGGATGCACTTTCAGATGTTGCTTTTAGTATGTCACCTTCCTCCATCACAAAGTACGATGTCCCACCCCAATCTTGAGTTGTTTTTGTAGTTAAAGCAGTTTCAAATACAAGCGAATATGTGGTAGATGCAGAAGTGTCAACCCAATCAAAAGAAATATGCTTTTGAGAGCCTTTATTGACTGCGCGTAGCAATACTACCCTTGCATAGTACCCTTTTGGCACTGTATATAGGGTTGTTAGCGTATTTGCTGTGAGATTTGCGCCAACTGACAATGCTCTCATTTTTTGACCTTGTTCCTACTAGTAATTGCCTTGGCCTTAGCCTTAGCATCTTCCTTAGAGGATGCGCCCCATGCATTGAGCGAGAGCAGTAGACGGGTTGGTTTACCATCTTTTTGCTCCGGCCCTGGCATATTGCCCATCCGTGCTAAAAAGGAGGCCCGTCGAGGGTTGTCACCTGACTTTACTGGTGCTTTCAAATTGCCGCCAGTTTCGGCATTATAAGATGCTCTACCCTTGGCATTCAAGCCGCCTTTTGGATTTTGACCAGCTTTTGTTTGCCAAGTTGGAGATTTCATCTATTTCACCTTTTTTGCCTTCTTCGCTGTCTTTGCTGCCTGTTTGAAATCAGCGGCAGTAGGTGCGGCCTTAGACCCAACCTTGTTCATTTTTTCACCAGAACCAGCCTTAATTCTGGCTTGTTTAGCGTGAATATTGGCGTAAAGACCTTGTTTCATTTCATTTTCTTCATTGGCTTAGATTTACCAGCCTCAGACAATGCAATGGCAATGGCTTGCTTCTGCGACTTTACCACTGGGCCTTTTTTAGAGCCAGAGTGCAGTTCACCTTTGCCGTACTCTTTCATTACCTTACTGACCTTTTTTTGGGCCATTGTGGGTTTTTTCATGTCTAGTCCTTAGTACAGAATCTTGGCGGTAATCGTGCCTGTTACATAAACAGTGCAATTTGCGCGCAAATAAGTTGGAGCGTTTTGTACAGTAATGATGCCATTAGCAGTCAATGCTGTTCCAATAGTCGCCCAATTTGTACCATCAAGACTGCCTTGCAATGCAACAGTAGCTGATGTAATGCCGGAAACTTGTAAGAATGCTGGATTGCCAGCGTCTACTTGAACGGCTGGAGATGCGCCAGTAGCGCCTACTGCGCTTAGTAGAGTGATGGGTGCTGATAGAGATGCCATTATTTACCTCTACCTGATTTCTTCATCATGTTAGTAGCCATACGCTGACCGCGAACAGGCAAAGACATTTTAGGCTTACCAACTGCGACCATGATGGTCAGTGGCATAGCCTTTTTCTTAGCGGCAGATTTTGCTGCTGGTTTAGCTGATTTTCCGTACATCATGTTCTGTCCTTAGTAATTGGCCCACCAGATTTCCATGCATCACAAGTACGGGCCGCTGCACAAGTGAATTGGAATAAATCGCAGTATCCAAGGTCTGCTGCTTTTATGAATTGCTGGTCATACGACAAGCCTTCTTCATCCTTCTCAAGACCTTGCGTGATGCAAGCCATCATCTTGGGAGTCTGGATGAATGCAGCACAGTTGCCGCAACGCATACCTTTGATGGTTGCAGTAGGCGCGTTATACATCTTGGCTTTCTTTAGCCAAAACGCATCATTTGCCTCATTGGGATTAGGAGGGCCATAACCGTACTCTTTGAAGGTATGGTTCCTGTTTTTCAGGTTAATAGAAATGTCCTGTGTAGCAACAGGGCAAGTCACGCCAGAAAGTAGACCTTCTTTCATCGCAGTATCTTAGTGGCAAAGAAGGTGATAGCACCACCGATAGCAGATGCTATTGACATTCCGACCCAGAGGCCACCTTTGCTTTGGTTCGCCATCTCAAGAAGTGTTT